AATCTACAGAGATTAAAGAAGGTAAGGCTTATGATCCAGCTTATGTTAAAAATCTCGAAAAGGAAAACATAAAATGGCGTCATCGAGCTAAAGAAAATGAAGATGCAATTGCCAAAGCAGATGAAGCTGATAAGAGATCAAAGGAAGCTGAGACAAGAGCAAATAACACTTTGCTTGAAGTTACTAAAATGCAGCAACTTGCTAATAAGCGCTTAATTGACGCAGAATTAAAGTCATTAGCTGCTGAGTTAGGATTGAAAGAACTTAAATATACTAAACTCGGTGAAGGATATGATAAACTTAATGTTAATGAAAATGGTGATGTAGAGGGTGCTCGGGTAATGATGGAAAAGTTAAAACAAACTGATCCGGATTTATTTAAAAGCGCAACTACAACTAATGTAAACTTCCAAGGTAACACTAGAACTGTTACGCAAAATGAGAAGAAGAAAGCTTTAAATATGTCAAATGATGAATATGCTAAAGCTGAGCGTGAATTTTTAAAAAACGCTAAATAATATTCGTCAAACTTTTTTTTGAAACGAGACGTTCAGAAAAAGTAATTTAAATACACAGTCTCTATGGCACGAGATGGCCAAGAGTAAACAAAATACTTTTGGAGCATCAAATGCCTATTGCAAATTTTCCGGCAAACCTAGCGGCCGCTATTCAGTTAGGATATTTAGAAAAACGTTTTCAAGACGGATTAAAAGCCAAATTAGGTTATCGCAGCCTAGCAACTAAAGAAACATTCCGAAATAATGTTGGTGAAACTCTGACTAAAACTCGTGGCGGATTATTGCCCGCTAACATTACCCCGCTTGACCCAACTACTAATACCAATCTAGATAATGGCTTATCTCCACAATATTGGACGGTTGAACAATATAGTTTAGCGATTAATGAATATGCATTTACGCTAGATTTGAATCTAGTTACGCAAAAGGTAGGAATTGCTGATCAATTTCTAAAGAATGCGCAAAAATTAGGTGAAAACGCGTTTAGAAGTATCGATCTTATCAATAGAAATGCACTTTTTAATGCTTATATGGGCGGTAATACGCGAACCACGGCTACTCTAGGTGCTCCCGGTGTGACTATTGCTGTTGATGATATTCGAGGTTTTCAGTATGCAATTCCCACCTCCGGAGCCAATTCTGGGAAACCAAATATCCCAGTTAGTCCTTCTAATACAATGCCGGTGCAAGTTGGATCAAATGTTTATACATTAACAGGTGCAACTGCTGACGTTTCTAATGTTTCTACCGCTTTTCTGGGTATATCTGGAACTCTTACTTTCTCTGCAAATGTTACTGTATTAGACAGCACTTCAGGAAATGCTGTGGTAAGCGCCTATGCGCCATTGATAATTCGGCCCAATGGTCGATTGACTACAAATTTGGTGCAAGCAACTGACTATTTAACATTGCAATCTTGTCGTGATGCAGTTCAAGTCCTTCAAAATAACAATGTTCCTGGTCCTTACAAATTAACCTGTGCGCCAGCCTCATTTAATCAACTTTATAGAGATCCTGAGTTTCAAATCTTGTTTCGTGGTACTGAATTTAATTCGACTGAGTACAAAAACTTTGTACCTTCTGAATCGGTTTTGGGCTTCGATATTATTCGTACGAATATGGCACCTCAGCAAAATTTAAATGGCCATGCTATTCAAAGACCTATTCTGACTGGAGAAGAGTGCTTAATTGAAGCCATGGCCGAAGCTACTGATGAAATTCTTGACAATAAATATGGTAATGAATTGCATGATATTTCAATTGTCGAGGATATTGCGATGGTTACTCGTAGTCCATTGGATAGATTGTCCCAGATTATCGCTCAATCATGGTTTTTCATTGGTGGATGGACAGCGCCTACAGATCAGACTGTTAACAGCGCGCTCATTCCAACTTCAAATTCTGCTTATTACAAACGAGCAGTAGTTTTAGAGACAGCATAATGGGAAAACGAAAAAAATTAGATTCCGATTTAGCGGAGCAATCTGCTGAATCGGAGAAAAAATTAGAAGACGTTGAGACAATAGAGAATATTCCTGATCTTGAGCCTGATAATGCTGAGAAAGAATGTTTAGAGGATCCTAAATCTATTCAATTTTTGCAAGATAGCCTTTGGTTTGTACCCGGAAATGACGGAATTCCAAAACCAAATTTTTATAAAAAAAATCAGGTTATCGTTGCTGACAATCGAATTATTGATGATCTAGCCAGTCAGAATCTTAAATTTGTTATTTTACCGGCGGCCTAATGTTTACTGATGCACAAAAAGTTCAGATTCGTTTTTATTGCGGCTATAGCGCATTCGGGAGCACACCCATCCCGAATTACGCATGGCGTTATAGCAAGCAATACGGCGATTTAGAATTCCGCTTGAACAATATGTCTCAAGATGAGCAAGACGAAGTGATTAATTTCTATTTACCCAATTTATTGCTGTTAAAGCAAGATATTCCTGCTGTTAGAGATAATTCAGACATTGATCGAGCTGCGGTATGGTATCGAAATAAAAACGAGCTTAAAGAACGTAAAGCGAATTTTAATAGTTTAAGAATGGATTTATGTCATTTCATTGGTTGTGACTATGGTCCAGGTTTGTTGAGTGGTTGTATAAGGATATTGCCATGACAACTGGTTTGCAGATAGACCAAAAAATAAGAAAAGGCTATGCAAAAGCAGCAGTGAAGTTGGGAAGACCTTTTAACTTATATCGTTCCTCAAGTTCAATTGATCCAATTAACAGTGGAAATCTAATTGGTTCTTTGAATGTCGATAATACTCAAAGCTGGGATTGGATGAAGGGTAATCGTCCAGGAAATGCAATTTGGTATTTATTAGTGGATGGGCAAGATTCAAGCGCACCATTAAGCGCTGAGGAGGGAGATTTTCTCGTTGGAGAAAAAACTTTCTTTGTTTTGAGCAAAGAATTTCAAATGCCCATGCAAGGAGTGGAATGCAATGCAATCATCAAAGTTTCTAGACCTTTTCAATCAACTAATCCGGGTGGCCAGGGATATGCTGGATACCTTCCTCAAACCTCTACAATGCTCATGCAAGGAATGCCTGCGTCAGTCCTCATCCAAGGACGTGGACGCCAAGCAAAATCAAATCTCCCAACGGACACCACGCAACCAAACTGGATCATCTTAATTGCAAATCTAGGTGACGTTGATGTAAAAACAGGTGACATCATTACTGATGCTATGAATCAAGACTATATCTTATCAGCAACTGAGCAAACTGAATTTGGATGGCGGTGTACCGCGATGCAGGTGGTCAATGGCTGATTTATCTGATGTTTTGGATATGATTTATGATAACGCAGTTTTAGCCATTTATCCGGACGGAACTAATAATCCCTCTGTCGCCAATGTTGATATTACCATAGTCAAAGGCTGGCCCATTAGAGAAAAGCTCGATGAAACTTTACGTTCTGGAAAGGCCATGGTTTCAATCTTTCCAACTTCTGAAGAAAAAACTGTTACTCATTATCCTCGTGACTTTAAGCCATTAAATAAATCAGCGCCCACTTTAACGGCTGTAGTTTCTGGCCAGACAGTAACAATTGGAGGCACTATATCTGTCCCACAAGCCATTATGATAAATATCAATGGGCGTCATCCTGGCTATGCTTATCAAGTTGTTGATAGCGACAGTTTAGACAGTATCGCATCCGCTTTGGCTGCTTTGATTCCAGCAGCATCTTCAATTGGGAATGTCATTACGATTCCTGGAGCGAATCCCATTACGACAGGGATCACAACTTCTTATACAGCAGGTCAAGAATTGGGAAGACAAGAAAGAGTTTTCAAAATTATTATTTGGTCTCCGACTCCAACCTTGCGACCTGTAATTTCTGCACCCATTGATATTTATTTTAGAAAAAATTATCAAATCCCCTTAAGTGATGGGTTTTATTCGCACATTTGGTATTCCAAAACTTCAGAAGAAGATGATTTACAAGTTCCTTTCATTTATCGGAGGGACTTATCTTTTCGAGTGCAATATGCAACGACTAATGTGGAAATTTTTACAACAATTACTGATCCGTATGTTAATAGTCTGCAAATCGCAGCATAGGAGAATATGTGTCTAAAAAACAAAAACAGGCTGAAGAAATTTCAGAAAAAAAAGAACATAAAATCGAATCACCTTATTTTCTAGTAGTTAAATCTCCTTTCA